TTGATATTCATATTTGATTGTAATAAAATTTGATAGTAGTCTATATAGTTTCTGGCCGTCTATAATAAACTCATATTCTGAGCTTGGCCTAAAACCTATTAAATCGCCTTTGTTAACTGTACCGTCAGTATGTTTAACAATACCAACTAAAGGCTTTTCTTTATCTACACTATATTTGTCTGTAGATTTTACTGGTGCTACAAAACAATATCCTTTTTGCGCTTGCCATTCAGTATTTTTGTATAAGAATATTTGATCTGGTTGTACTAGGTATGTTTCTTCATCAATATAACCTCTACTATTCTTTTCTATACCGTGCTGGTTGTGCCATCTTCTAAATACATTGTGGTGTACTATAACCTTATCACCAATTTTTATATCTGTATCACCAACTGTAGGTATTGCTTTTACTATAGCTTCTCTACTAACATACTGGTGGTTGAATATCTCTGTATTAATTATCAGTTCTTTACCTTCTATATCTTTTGTATTGTTGTATCTTGATTTTACTGGTGTTACAACAAAGTTGTAAACCGACTTCATTAATACTGTAAGTTGTATTCTACAGATACAGCCATATTTTTGTTAAAGTCTTTCCAAGGCAAAACATCTTTACCTTTTCTAATATACACGCTGTATTTATTTTCTTCTTCTAAGATGTCACATATAGTATGACCACCATACACTTCTTGCCCAACGGCATAGTGCATGGCGTCATTTTTATAATCTTTACCGATACTAATCTTCCTTATTAGCTTCGACATCTTCTACTTCTGTTATAGTACCGTCTTGTATATTAACGTTTACTTTACCATACTCTTCTTCAAGCTCTGCTTGAAACTTTGAAAGATCTTCTCTCATTTGAGATAAATCGTGAAGTACAATATGTTTTTGAGTTTCGATCTGCCCAACTCTAGTGGTTGCACCGTTCATCGCTCCTACAATCTCTTGTAGTGTTTTTAATTGTTCGTCAGTTACTTTTAAGTCTTCTGTTTTTTTTGCCATTTTATTTAATTTAAGTTAATTTAATTTAGTTTATAAAGATAAGTCTTCTATCTTCTTTTTTTGCTCAGCTGATAGTTCTTTTACAAAAGCTGGGATAGCCATTTTAATTTTTAAATGACGTTCGTTTCTACTTAATGCATCAGCATCGTAGTTTTCTTCAGTTCTATCTTTCGTTGCAATAGCTCTCATAGCTACTACAATATCGTAAGAATTAAAAGCTGGAGCTACATCTGCCGCGTAGTCTCTATTATCTATTGCTTCTATTGCCATAATTTTGTATTTATTTATTGTTTATTTGTTATTATATAATTACTTGTTTTTCAGTGCTTTTACTTCTTCTGATAGCTCTTGTATTGCTTTAACTAACATAGGTATTAAGTTTGTCTGTGCGAGAGTATATTGATTTGGATCGTTAGTATCTACAAGCCCAGTGTAATCAATGTTTTCTTTATCTAGCACTTCTTTTACTTCTTGAGCAATAAAACCAGAAGCTTGTTTACCTTTATCGTTATTTGTGTGCCTATGATTCCACTTGAATTTTCTAGGTTTTAATTTGTTTACAAACTCAGTTCCTAATTCTAAATCTTCAATATCTGACTTATCTCTTTCGTCAGACACAAAAGTCCAACCACTTGCAGATCCTTGAAATCTAGCAGTTACAGAGCCGTTATAAATATTTACTTCATTATCAACACCTACAGCAGAAGCCGCAGCAGAAGCACCTATTACAATATTGCTAGAACCAGTGGTAAGTGCATCACCAGCGTTACCTCCAATTAATGTGTTGTTATCACCTTCAGTAATAGCAAGTCCAGCCTGAGTACCAACAGCAACGTTGTTGCCACCACCGTTTGACACTTTTAATGTTTGAAATCCTAGAGCTACATTAGAAACTCCTGAAGTTTCAGCGTTTAAAGCTTCAGTACCAAGAGCGGTGTTATATCTTCCGTCTGAAAGCGCTTTACCAGCGTGGTAACCAATAACAGTACAATTACCGTGGCCGTTATAATTAAAAGCTTCTAAAGCGCTATTACCTATAGCTATACTTTTAGAACCAGTATCTTCAAGGCTTAAAGCGTTATATCCAATCGCAATGTTTTCAGAACCCGTAGTTAATGCATCACCAGCTTGAGAACCAAGTAACGTGTTAGTGATACCTGTTGACACGTTTAAACCAGCAAAATAACCTACAGCTGTGTTTAACGCGTTAGCACCTGCATTTAAACTAGCTAAAGCACTGTTACCAACCGCTACGTTTTGACCGTGAGCATCTTCAGCAGATAACGCAGCATAACCTATTGCTACATTTTCACCTCCTGTTGTTAGTGCGTCACCGGCTAATCCACCTACTAGAGTGTTTTGAACACCTGTTGTTACTGATTTTCCAGCACTGTAACCTAAAGCTGTATTATAAGTAGCGTGATTATCTCCACCATTTCCAACCATGTTTTGCAAAGTACCCATACCAACAGCAACGTTTCTATCTGCTAATACATTTCCCTCTAAAGCCTGTCTACCAATAGCCACGTTGTTTGAAGCAATAGTACCAGACGATAAACTGCTGTAACCCATAGCTACGTTGCTAGCACCTGTTGTTAAAGCATCTCCAGCTAAACCACCCATAATTGTATTATTAACACCTGATGTTATTGCTTTACCAGCAAAATATCCAACTGCAGTGTTATAAGTAAGTTGATTATTTGTACTTCCATCACCAACAGCTACTTGCAAAGCTTGTTGACCTATTGCAACGTTTCCGTTAGTTAGAATGTTAGATGATAAAGCAAAATTACCAATTGCTGTGTTTAAGGCTCCAACTGTAGTAGCACTAAGAGAGCTATATCCCATCGCAACATTATAACTACCTGTTGTTAGTGCATCTCCAGCTAAACCACCGATTATTGTATTTTGAACACCTGATGTTAATGCTGCACCAGCTTGATATCCTACTGCTATATTAAAAGTATCACCACCATCTTGAGCTGTTAAAGCTTGAAAGCCAATAGCAACAGCCCCTCCACCAGTATCTTCTGTGGATAAAGCTTGATGTCCTATTGCCACATTACTACCACCTGTTGTTAACGCATCACCAGCTAAACCACCAATTATTATGTTTTGAACACCCGTTGTTACTGCCCCACCAGCTGAATCACCTACAGCCACGTTGTAAGCATCGGCGCCTGCATTTTGCACGTTTAAAGCGCCAGCACCAATAGCTACGTTTCTTCCATGTGCGTCTTCTGCGGCTAAAGCTGCAAAGCCAACAGCTACGTTTCTATTACCTGTGTTTATTGAGTCACCACTCGACATTCCTATTAAAACATTTGATTCACCTGATGATATGTTATAACCCGCGCCAGCACCTACAACTACATTATTATCTCCTGTTGTAACTCCACCTCCCATACTTAAACTACCTAATGAAGTGTTGTTAGTACCAGTAGTAAGAGCACTACCAGCTAAACCTCCTATTAAAGTGTTTTTAATACCTGTTGTTACAGATTTACCAGCTTCATATCCCATAGCAACGTTATATGCATCTAAATCAGAAGTGTTATTTTGTGTCTCTAACGCCGAAAAACCTATAGCTACGTTTCTATCACCTAATGTTTCAGCGGTTAAAGCGTTATTACCCACAGCAACATTTCTATTACCTTCAGTCAAAGCATCACCAGCGTTACCACCTACTAAAGTGTTTAAATTACCTGTTGTTATTGATAATCCAGCTTCCATTCCAATAGCTACATTGTAAGCATCAGCTCCAGCATTTTGAGCTGCAAGTGCTAAATAGCCAATAGCTACATTTTTTCCGTGACCATCTTCTGTGTTTAATGCACCATATCCTATGGCTATGTTTTCGCTACCTAATGTTAAAGAATCACCAGCATGAGCGCCTAACATTGTATTTCGTATACCTGTTGTCACTGATAAACCAGCTTGATGTCCCACCGCTGTGTTATATGCGTTAACACCAGCATTTTGAACTCTTAAAGCTTGATAACCTATTGCTGTATTTAAACCGTGTGCATCTTCGGTAGTTAGAGCTTCATAGCCAAAAACCGTGTTATAAGACCCAGTAGTTAAAGCATCACCAGCTTGTCCCCCAACTATTGTATTTTGAACACCTGTTGTTACATTTACTCCAGC